CAAGCAATTCAAGCAGCTAGTATTTACGATAGATTATCTCCCGAAGGTATTTTGTTATATGCCCAAAGACAAGTTAATAAAATAAATGACCAAAGATGGTTTAAGGGGTTGACTAAGGAACAGAAAATTAATCCTGAATTAGCAAAACAACTTCAAGAAATATCGGGTAACATGAAAAACTTAACTGGTGATGCCAAGATAGAAGCAAGTCAAGAACTTCAACAAGTATTACAAGCACTAGGGAAATCTTCACCGCTTAGAAAAATAGAATCAGCACAAACTATAGGACAGTTACTTAATCCTAAAACCTTAATCAGAAATACAATAGGTAATGAGATATTCTACAGAGTAGAAAGAATTAATAAATATATAGCAACTCCTATTGATATTGCAAAAGTTAATTTACAAGGTGTAGGAGGATTAATTAAAAATGGTAAGTTTGTACCAGGAGAAAGAACAGTTACTTTTAAAACTGGTAAGCAAGGTGGATATTGGGATGGTTTCTTTAAAGGTACAAAAGCAGGGTGGAAAGGTGTAAACCCTGGAGGACTTCAAACACAATACGATCTAACTGCTCCTGCATTTAGTGGGAAGTGGAATCCTATGACTTATCTTGAAAAGACATTAGGTGCTACTCTAAAAGGTTTTGACTATGCTGCATACACAAGGGCAGTCAATCAAACTATAGGAGAAATGGGAACTTTAAACGCAATAAATAAAGGTTTAAAAGGTGAAGCTAAACAAATTGCTATAAAAGAGTTTGTAGGAACTGCCAATAAAAACATTTTAGATATTGCAGACCAGTATGGTAAATATGTAACTTTCCAAGATGATAATGTCTTATCTAAAGGATTATCCGCAATTAAAAAAGGTATGAATTTAAACAAAGATTTTGGTGTGGGTTCATTAGTAATTAAATATCCAAAAACACCAGGAGCTTTAGTAATGCGTGGATTAGATTATAGTCCAGCGGGATTTTTGAAATCAGCTTATACAGTAGCAAAACCTTTTTTATCAGATGTTAAACCAAACCCAAGAGAAGCTACAATGCAGTTATCAAGAGCAATTACTGGAACGTTAGGCTTTACTGGTTTAGGTTATTACTTGGCAGACAATGATGTTATAACTGGAAGGTTCGACAAAGACAAAGATGTAAGGGATTTAGAAAATCAAACTGGGACTGGTAGTTACAAAGTTAATTTAACCGCACTTGAAAGATGGGCAAAAAGTGGCTTTGATGGTAAAACGCTAAAGTTACAAGATGGTGACACAATGTTTTCATATGATTGGATGCAACCAGTAGCCATGGCATTAAGTTTTGGTGCTAATATTAATAGTAACTTAAAAGAAAATAAAGGCGCTTTAAATAGTACAAGTGCGGTTGTGGCTTCATCATTAGAGGGTGCTATAGGTACTATAACAGAACAACCAGTATTACAAGGATTAGCAAGACAATTCCAAGGTTATGACTTAGGACAGAACGCAACAAATACATTAAAAGGTATACCTTCAAGTTTTACTCCTACAGTATTAAATCAAGTTAGACAATTACAAGATAATACTGGTAGGTCAACATATGATCCTAGTCCTTTAAAAGAAGCTTTTAATAAATCACAAGTTAAAATACCTGGACTATCTCAAAAACTTCCTAAAGCATATGACACAGAAGGAAAAGAAAAAGAGAATTTCCAAAATGGTAGCAATAACTTATTCAATGTAATGCTTAATCCAGGGTTCGTAAGTAAAAGTCAATCGACACCTACGCAAAAAGAAATACTTAGAATCTATAAAGATAGCAAACTTAAAACACAATTTCCAACAGTAGCACCTAAGAGCATTGCTGCAAGTTCAACTAATCCTTTAATTAATCTAACCGCAGAACAAATGTCAGAATATCAACAATTAATGGGTAGATATACATTACAAACTTATACTAATGCTATGGCTACAGACAGATATAAGAATTATTCATCAGATGAAGATAAAGCAAAAGTATTAAGTAATGCTATGTCAGATGCTCGTGAAAATGCTAAAATAGAAATGTTAAAGAAATTAAATAAATATTGGGGGTTAAAGTAGTGTTAGAACTTTTAGGCAATGGCATAGTAGTGCTAGGATTTGTATTAACTGGTGTCGCGGTAATAGTTTCGATCACGGGGTTAATTATTAAAACTACAAGAAGATTCAAAAAAAAGAACTCTTAATAGGGTTCTTTTTTAATGTCCGAAAGGTGGTGTTACCGCATGTGGTGGTGGTGGTGGATTTAATATAAAATAACATAAAAACCCTAAAGGCAATCACAAAATACACCTTTAGGGTTAATACTACGTTCTCGAAAGAACTTAGTTCATTATATTTTCTTTTGAGATAAAATGCAATAGCAAATATAGGAGGTATGACATGGGTGAAGAAGGTAACGAATTCAGACTTAATCAACATGAAAACGATATAAAGGACATAAAAGACGAAGTAAAAGACGTTAATAAAAGCGTAACTAATATGGAAAAAACTAATATTAGAATAGAACTCAACATGCAATCAATTTTAGATACTTATAAAGTCATTAAAAATACAACTATAGGGTTCGTGATCCTAAATATTTTAACAATGATATGGACTTTAAGTAAGAAATAGGGGTGTATGAATGAAAACCAAAGTTAAAATATACATAGTTGCATTTTTAATTATTATTTTAACCACTTTCAATCTCCTATGTTCTACGCATAAAGAAAATATCTACAATGCCACTATAAACGACCTAGACAACGTGTCAGAGATAGGAGAAATATTAAGCAATAGAATATACCTCTATGTTCAAACTAACGATATACAAAGCGTAGACGAGTTAGAAGGGCAGATAGACAATGTAGGTGAAGTTAGATTAAAAGAATTAAAGAAAATATATAAGTAGGAGGATTAACATGAGTTTAGTATCAAAACAATGTGTCGATTTTGTTAAGTCATTTGAAGGGTTTTCCGCTACTGTTTATCGTGATATAGCAAATGTACCTACAATTGGTTACGGAATGACTGGTAAGGAGATAGAAGGGTTAAAGCGTATTACAGAAGAACAAGCAAGTAAGATGTTAGAAAAGTTATTAAATGATAAGTACGCAACACCTATAAAAAAAGATTTAGACGGCAGAAGATTTTCATTAAACCAAAATGAATTTGATGCGTTAGTTTCAATGGCATATAACATAGGTGTAAATGGATTGTTAGGCTCAACACTTTACAAAAATGTACTCCAAGGCATAAAAGATAAAAACATAATTACTAGTAATTTTAGAGCCTGGGATAAGGCAACAGTAAACGGAAAGGTTAAAAGCATAGAAGGATTGTTAAGAAGAAGAACAGAAGAAGCACAGATGTTTTTTAAGCCTATGCCAGTAGAAAAGAAACCTTCATACCAAGAACGTTATGTAAGAGAGTTTCAAAAATTCTACAACACAGTAACAAAGACAACCTCACCTATTGCAGTAGATGGAATATGGGGAATAGAAAGTTTCAAGGCCTTAAATATATTAGAAAGCTTATTGAAAGGAGAATATAAATAATGATTAATAAAAAATGGTTTTTGAGTAAGACAGTATGGGTAAACGTAATAGCTTTAATTGGTGTTATGCTTCAAGCAATATATAACAAAGAAGTTATTCCAGTAGAGTTGCAAGCTACTATAATTTCAGTTATTAATCTGTTTCTAAGAACGATCACAAAAGAAAATATAGTTTGGTAAATTAATTAATCGGTATACTCTTAATCGGGTATACCTTTTTTTATTTTTTGGTTATACTATATTTAGGGGTGATATTATGGAATTTACAATTGAAAATTTAAACATGATTAACAACAGACTAGCCAAAGGTGAGAGTATAAGGACTATAAGTGCAGACTTAAAACTAAACAAGTCTACTATATCAACCACATTCCGTAAGCATGGTTATGTGTTTAGTAAGGAATCTAAACAATTCGACTTAATGCCGCCAACTGTCCAAAATGAAAATGTAGCCAACAATATTAGTCTAACCAAAGAAGGCATATTCAATATACCTACTAAGACTAAGATTAAGATTGTAAACAAGGCTTTTAATGTAGTTATGCGTGAAAGTCTAGCCAATGAACTAGACCAATTAGCCAAGAAAAAGAACTACAGTAGGAATGAAATTATTAATATCATGTGTGAATATTGCTTATCTAATATGAACTAACGAGGAAACCTCGGCACTTGACATGTCGAGGTTTTTTTATGTTAATAAGGAACTTCTTCTATAACCTCTACAAGCATTTTATAATTCTTTAGTTGTTCGGCACTACATTC